CTCAAATTTGAAGCTGTAGCGAGAGGTCGTGTCCGTAATCGGTGTGATCTTAGACTGATGCGCCTTCTCGAGAGTCTCTACTGGAATCGGCATGTCTGACTCCTTACGGCAACGCCACCGCTGTCCACGTCGTCGTAGAGCAATAATACAAGCTCGTTCCGCTGACGTTTGCGACGTTCATATACATCCCCATCTGCGCTGCACAAGCCGAAGTAGGGGCTGCGTTTCCCCAGTAGAGAGGCAAGATATACGGATATGTCGTCATGTAGAACGACACCGCCGTATTCGTACCTCCTGCTGTGTACGACGTCAGGTTAATTGACGAGAAGGCATTCGCCGTCGTGTAAGGAACCGCATACGTCCCAGACGCCGTACATGTAATTGACTGACCGACGTTCGACAACGAACCTGGCGCTGAACCTGTCTGAAGCTGAAACGCACACGCTGAAGGCGCTGTTCCTGAAACGATCCAACTAATAATATGCGAAAGTTGAGTCGAGTTCTCGAACAACGCTTGGCTCGCAGCGTTAGACGTCGGGGGGAAGATAAGCGTCCCAGGCGAAGCCGGACCACCTGAACCGCTAGAGAACGTCTGGCTCGTAAAAACCGCAGGACTCGACAGCGAACAACTTGGCGTCGAGCTCGCGCTCAACGTACAAATCGCCGCTGTCGGAGTTACAAGCGCTTCCGCTCCAGCCGCACCTCCATTAGCTCCGACGTAAGGACGCCAACCAACTTCATTGCCGGTTCCTGTGCATATCGGAGGGTAAACTGTAATCGTTGACGTCGACCCAGAGATAGTAACAACTGAGGTCGCTGCTGTATCAACCGACTGTGGCGTCTCCGTGTTAGACAACGAGAAGCACGTCACTGCAATTCGGTAAGAGCCGGCAGCTAGTGAACCTCCGGTCGAAGACGACGATGCACCTGTAGCAGTTGAGGTTGAATAATTCTGCCCAACCAAAACCGTCGCAGGTGCAGGAGCGATGTTCACGGTGAACTGCTGCGACAAAGGCGACTGCGCCACAGCAGGAAGACACGCCGAGAACATCAAGGCAATTGCGAGGAGAAGTTTCTTCATTGTCTTGGTTTCCTTTCTGTCCTCGGTAGACTATGTACCGTTCGACCCGAAGGTGCCTTCCCAAACTGTCGCACCCACGGAGATTCGCATAAAGCTGACCTGCTTGACGCTCCGGGTGTCGAAGTCATCCGCGAAGTCTTCGTCGAGTTCGTGTCTGACAAAGAACTTCAACCGATGAGCCATCTTATCCGCAAGGGCGAACCAGGCGCTCTGCGAGGTTAGATAGTGGCAGACGAAATACTGCAAGTCCTCAGCGAGGACTGCGTTGATCTCGTTATCCGCCGTGTAGGGCTTGTGAGGTGACCCCAAGATTTCTCGCGCGATCCACTTCAGCTCAGGAGGGATAAGCAACATCCTTGGCTTAATGGTAATCGGCAAGCCTTGTGAATCAGGCAGCCGTTCAAAGAAGTTGACCATTAGCTGAATCGCTGTGAAGCTTAGGTCAATGTCTGTAATCGGCCTATTCGGGTACGTGCCGGCTGAGGCGATGATATTCGTCAGACCCGGTGCAACAGATGTCGCAGCCGGCCCGCCGAGTAGTGGATGGCTTGAGTTGAAGAGTGAAACACCATCCGTCGTCGTTACCGTCGAGAACCCGAGGTTGAAGACGTTAAACGCCTGTTGTTCTTTGACGAAGTGTGCTGAGCGCGCAAGAGCCTTCGGGACTTGGTTGATGACGTTGTACTGGTCATCTTCGTAGAGCTCAAAGCTGCATCGTACACCGAGACCATAGGTCAGGTGCAGATACCGCTTCGAACCGCCCTGAATAGCATCTGAGTACGAGATTGCCTCCCCTTCAGGCTTCTCTACAAGGGGAGGTAAACCTGCGAACTCGACTTCGTCTTCATAGGCCATCTTCGAGGTTTCAACGTGGAAGATATGCGAGTATTCTTCATCACGCTGAAGAAGATCGATCCAGTGAAGGAATTCATCGTGAAGGCCAGGTGCCATCAACTGAGCAAACTGGCCGCGTACCATTGTCATGTCAATTCTCCTTTACGCGACTAGCTGCGCAGCGCCAGGGAGTACTATGAAATATACTCCGCGGGTTGTGGCACCGAGCGTGCCTTGGTCATTTGGGTCTAAGCGGACGATTTCCACAACCGCCGAGGCTCCTGTTTTTGTCTTATCGACGTACCAGTGACCATCTGAGTCCAACGTGAGTCCGTACTGCTTACCCACGTCAGTAGCTACAGTCGACTGCGACGGCCCGACTTGTCCGAGGAAGACTGTATCGGCAACTGCTACTTCAAAACCTTGCCGACCGTCTCTAAACAACGGACGCGAGATAGAAATAGCCGCCGGCTCAAATGAAACAGCTTGTCCGGTTGAAGGCTGAGGCGTTGGATTGACCGCTGCTGTAGGCGTAACGCCCAAAGCAGCGAGGTTATTACCAAACTCCTTAGAGAACCCGGCTATTCCGAGTAAAACCGTGACACCGTCCCATGCTTTTACGCCACCGTCGCCAGAGGCTAACTGCACAGGAGTGCCAGGGAGAAACGTCTGGCCGGCTTCTTCAGGGAGTCGTCGCATACGTGGTTGGTTGCCTGAAACAGACTGTATGCTGTGAATCTCTGCTGAGGCCATTGATGCTCCTTTCTTAGAATACCGGACGGGGCGTTCCGGGACAAACCGTTACAATCGGTAATACTTTGACTATCCCGCCAAGGTCGGCTTATCGCCGGAGGTTAGACCATCAACCTCGGCGATGGGAGGAATGTAGACTCCGATCTTTCCTGCCTGCGCTGCTCTTCCCCGAACAAGACCCGCTACCGCAGACTCGGTTTGAGCACGTCCACCTTCGGCATTTACATCTGTTCCACCAGGAGTTGCTTGAGTAGAACCAAAGCGCCGAACCCGCTGCGACGCAGTCTGCTCATTCCACTTCAACGCGCCGACGTAATCTACACGAGGAATGACCATGTAGATAATGTCGCCGTAGAAAACGTGCCCATCGCGCGCAAGTGAAGCTGGGCAGTCGAGTCTCTTTCCCTCGCTGAGGAAATACAACTCCTCAGGCTTCGCCGGCCGAAACCCCATCGCTACGCACTGGTCGTAGCGCATTGTCGACTCCTTCTCGCCGACGGCTCGATTGACCCAGCGACCACAGAGAGAGGAATTCTTCGGGATGAGATTAACGAAGTTGGGCGCCCGTAGAGGCTTCGCGACGATATCCGCGTCGGATATCGGCGGAGGAGCCTTTGCCGGAGACGAATCAACTGCCCCAGGACGCTGATTTGGAGGCAAAGCCTGTGAAGTAATTGTTGGGGTCTTCGTAGGTTCTGGCATCGTCATCTCCTAGACGTTAACAAACTGCATCGACTTCTTGCGTTTGAGGTAATTTTCTGGGCTGACTCCCATCCGAGTCGCGACGCGAAGCTCTTCGGGAGTAAGCTGCTCGTTTGCCGGCTTGTTGTCGTTATTCGTCGGAGGCACTCCGTTTGAACGCGCAGGCTCGAGGAAGGCGTATTTCTTCTTTCGAATCTCAGGATTCGCGAGTTCCTCGGCACGGATGCCTTTGATGAAATAGAAGATCGACAACCACGATTGAGGTTGGATTAGCTGAGTAGGGTTGTACTTCTTTGCCTCGTTGTCGATGTCCTGCGCCCAAGCCCGAAACAGCCGAGCATCCATCGTGTTGTTCTGCGTGTCGAGGCTCGATAGATGATTCTCCGCTGACATCCGGGCGACTTGCTGTGCTGCGGTGACGGCGATTGCTGTCGTAGGAGCGACCTGCTCGTTGAAGCGCTGAGTAAAAGCTTGATCGCCGTCTTCGACGAAGCCTACCTTCTCCGCGGGGGGCGGAGGAGGCTGTTTCCTCGCGTTAGCTTCAAGTTCTTGAAGCCTTGTCTTTGTTGCATTGAAGTCGTTCTTCATTGTTTCGACGAGGTTCTTCTCTGTTGTACGCTCGGCCTCAATAGCCGCGAGCCGAGTCTTAATTTCTTCTGCTTCCTTAAGTGAAGCCGCAACCTGCTCAGGAGTTTTTCCTTCTAGCTCCGGGGGCAGTTTCTCTTCTTTTTTGAACCAGTTCGGCATTACCTTGGACCTCCTATTTCGATTTTCTTACACTTTCCTGTTGAGACCTCGTGGAGATAACTTCGTATTTCAGCGGGCATACAGATGAGAGCCTCAAGAATCTCAAGGTTGCCTTGAGCCCGGAGGACCTTCACCTGATCGCTCTCTTTCGTCACGACACGCATCGCTTTATCCGCAGCGGATTGAAGCATCTCACTGAACTGCGGTGGTGCTTGCCCCCACCACTGGAGAACCTCCGACGGGGCTTCCCCCAGTATTTTGAGCAGCTGCACTAGGACCTCCTTGTGGCGACTGAGGTTGATTCCCAGGGGGCTGATTCTCCTGCGCCTGCTTGAGAGGGTCGGGCAGCAAACGTTCAACCTCGTCGTAGTCAAAATTACGAAGCAACTTCTTCATCAAGAGATTCGAAGAGATGATAACCTGAACGAAATACTGCTTCACCAATGGTGCGACACCAGCAGACTGCAAGGAGTTAAGAAGCTGCGCTATCATTTGATAGTGCCGAGTCATCACCTGACTCAACATGATATCGTTCTGCTTCTCGACTTCTCTATTCACAGAAGCTGTCGAAGAGTAGCAAGGAAGAGCCATTTCCTTCCTGACAATCTTCTGGAAAGCCTCAGCGATCTTGTCAGCCTTCCTGCCGAATAAGTCTAGACGTTTTTTGTGGAAACTACTCTGCGGCCCGAAGATTCCATACTCATGACTAACAAGCCGCATCAACCTGACGTGGGAATCACGCATGTCAGAGACAAGAGCGTCCTTGCGCCCGTTGCCTTCTTGCATCACGGCGAGTGTGTTCATCGCTCCGTAAATTCCACGCTTGCCTGTCTGTTGAGCAGCTCCCATTCCCTGCATCGGAGGACTGACACCGGAACGACGCTCCGCGAGGTCAAGGAGAAGACGCAATTCATCGATGTTGACTTGCGATAGGTCACCGTGAGCCAGAGCCTCAATTTCATCTTTCTCAGCAGGGAGCATCGACGAAGGATAGATTCTATATCCCTGATGAAGCTTCGACTCAGGATTGACTCTCCACACACGAGTATTTGCGACAGTTTGATTATCTCGGTAGCCGTTGTACGTCTCCGACGCCCCTTCTTGGAAGTACCAGAGACTCTCCGCGAAGCCCATACCGTGATACATATCGTCGCGTCGGGCCATTCTCGCTCCGACGAACCACTCGAATTCCATATTGTCATAGGCGACACGAAGGATGTTGTCAGAAAGTTCATGATAGGTTACTATCATGCGAGGCGCAAAGGCTTCGTCTGCGTAGCGCCAAGTGATGTAGCACTCCCAAACGTCCCACTCTTTATGACCGAAAGATGCAGAGGTCGTCGCGCCGAGGTCTTGTTCCTTCTCTTGTTGCTCACTTGTTGGAGAGGTTCTGTCGGGTCTGCCGAGGACCTTCTCAACGGCAGCTTTTTCGTAGATACTACGGAACTTACGATCTTCAAGCTCATGCTGAAGCATAGTGCGCTTGTGAGCTTTGAAGTCTGCATCTTCGATGGACTTCGCCATCGGCGGTATGTAGAAAGACGTAAAAGGAAGTTTCTCGGGCCGAGGACCTTCGTAAACCGTACGGTCGGTGAAATCCTTCGCCGTTCCTGTCCCATCACCTCCAGGGACGAAGAAGTCTCGCGTAACTTCCTCCCAAGGGCATTTGTAGGTGACAGTTCCGTACTTAATACACTCACGATCGCCTTCATCATAAACCCGATAAAGGTCGAGCTCTCGTGGCTCAATACCCGCCCATTGCATGAATTCTTCGTAGGCTTCCTTGAGCTCCTCCGCCTCACTCCCATGCTCGCCCATGATCTTTGCGTAGACAAGAGGAGGTGTCTTGAATATCGCCGCCATGAGCTGAGCATGAAGTGTGTCGGTATGAATCGCGATAATTGGGATGATGAGATTCGACGCGTTTTGAAAAGGAAACTGTCGAATCTCCTCAACCGGCTTCGCGTCGTAGGCTTGACGCCATCTGACGATTTTGTTCTCGTAGAGGTCTTTCATCCCCTGTTTGAGTTCAAGGATACGACGCTTGAGGTAGACTTTAAGCGCAGTCTCTTTCTCAACAGACAACGTCGCGAGGATGATTTGTTCAGCCACTTAGCCTCTACGAAATTTGCTGAATCGCGACAGCCGTCGCCGGAGCCGGAGCAGCGGGTGTGATCGTCACCGAGACGCTGTTCGTGAGAGTCGCGCCGTCTGACGACTGAACGCTGACGTCGAGCGTGAAGCCGGAGCTAGAATCCGACGCCGGAACTGCGACAGTTACTTCCGAACCGTCCGCAGAAGGTGTCAGAGTAACCGCCAGGTCGGAGCAGGTCCAGGAATATGTCCCCGAATTGATCGCCCCGTTTGGAACAGCCTGAAACACGCCCGAAGAACCTGCAACTATCGAGTTATTCGTTGGCATCTTTTCCTCTCGTACAATCCAGACTTTTGTTGCCGGGGCAATTAAATACTCGACGACAGCTACAAGCCGTCGAAGAAGCTCACGATCACAACGACGCCACACTACTGAGCCTTTTGGAAGTTCCAGTTGAGCGAGCTACTGAACACGGGAACCATACCGCCAGACAGACTCGGCGCTCGTGTGACGCCTATTTCACCGATGGTGACGCTAAAGTTTCCCGTCTTAGTCGGGTCCATCCGCAAGCCGCAACCGCCTTCGAGTCCGACGTGCTGCGTCATTATCCCGTTGGCATTATTCGCACGGTCAGGACCAAGCTCTCCGTAACAGTAGGAATCCCAAGTGCCGCTGTTGAGTGTCGAATTCTTGATTAGATGTAGCCATGAGTACTCTGCACCGCCGTAAAACTGTTGGGAGTTCTTCGACGCGAAAAGCTTGTTGTCGCTGCGGATACGAAAGTTTGGTGTTATTTGCAAGAGTCCGACTAGCCTCGTACCGACGATACTCGTTCCCTTAACCGAGGCCGTAACGACACCAGCCGTAACAGCGAAAGGGCCGTTGGTTGTCGGAGCTGGAGTAGTTACAGGTGTCGGTGCCGGAGTTGGTGTCGGGGCTGGAGTCGTTTGTGCAAAAGCGAAGCTACTTCCCAGAAGAAGCAGGGCCACTAGTATTACTAGTCGTCGAAGCATTGGAACCTCCTTGATTTGACCTCGTCATACTCGTTAGAGCCGTCAGTAAAGCACCAGAGAAGCCGCTGAAGGTACTGAGAATCACGGTGACAACCTGATCGTTGTCACTGTGGTGAAGAACGTGAAACATCAAAGCTCCGAGAAGAAAGACAAAAATGCAGAGAATAAAGATACTCCCGCCACGTGTCGCGAGGGAGTCGATAAACTTGTTCCAGCCGCTCAAGCTACTTCTCCTTGTGAGGTTTGAGTCCCGTACTAGAGACGCAAACGGCCCAGGGGTGAACCTTGCCCCTCTTCGCTGCCTTAGTCCTCTTAACCTTGTTAACACAGTCAAGCAGTTTCTTAGGCATCAGTGTACCGCGACATTGTAAGGAGCATTGACTCTTCGAGCTCCCAGTTGATTATTATGACGCATCATCAAGTCTTGCTCGTAGCTGAAAGGAGTCCTAAGGAGCTGCGGGACATACGCAAGAGCATCAAGGATGTCAACGAATTGGGCCTTAGGGAATCCGGTATACTCTCCCAAAAAGTCTTGGAATCTACGTTGCGTATAGAAACGTCCTTGTTCAAACAAAGGCGCAAGAACGTTTCTAATTCTCCACTCTTTCTTTCTTGTGAGTTCTCCGTCGGGTCCCTCGACCTCTCCCTTGAGTTCGATAATCCTCATCGTGCGGCTCTTCAGCTGACACATCTGTTTGATGTGATGCCCGATGTATTTTTGAGCCGCTACAGTCTCAAGCCCGAACTTCGTAAGATGCCACTTATTCGCCATCTCGAAGATTTTGCCGTAGAAAGTATCATACGACGCGGCTTGCGCCCAGCAGTCGAGTAGATAATAATCACCCTGTGCTGAGAGCCCGACGACAACAATAGCATGACGGCAACGCCCGAGGCCGGCGTTGCCGCTGTGATTCGGATCTACAGCCATCGCTAGGTTGAGGTGTTGTCGGGGGAACGAGGGTTTGACGATTCCGTCTTTCACTTCGTGGTGGATTCTTTCCTTCCAAGCATTTGCCTCGTTTGGGGCTTCGAGTGTGAAGGAACCGAGCCACTCTTCTCGGAAATCGGCGTTCTCAGGAGCGGAAGGGTTGTTGAGGAATTGACAGGAGAAGTGGTAGTTGCCGAGTCGGTTGCGCCAGCGTAGAAGCTTCTCGAAGGAGAATTCTTCAGGGAAGATTGGTTGATTCGGTGGATGGGCGTCGCAGCAGCCGCCGAGGGCGCTGTGGGTCACGATACGGAACTCAGGCTCGTGCTCGCGGATGTGGGAGCAGAGGTCGGTGTAGCCCCAACGATTCCCTGCAATAAGCTCGTCGTTTTCGTGGTCGGACGAGTCTGGGTTCTCGAACGCGCCGACGAGGAGCCGATGGTAGTCGATCGTCTTGTCCATTATTGAAATGGACTCAATCGCCTTCCGACCGACTAGATCGTCCTCTACGAGGATTCCGTTGTAGTGTCGAGACTGAAGTGCAGAACCCACACCCAGGAAGTCATAAGTTCCCTCCCCATGCGGAGCTCCGCCTTTCTCCCGTTTATGATGCAGGGAATAATTGGACCAAGTGCAGGCTGAGTCCGGGAGGATTTCGGGAAAGAGTACACGGAAAAGCGGGTTGCTTTCGTAGTGACCGGAGATACGTGAGCCGAGTTTCGCGGCATTGGTTATATTCTCTGAGATTAGAATATTGCGCGCGTCTCGGCGGTGGACTCGTTTGAGGAAGGCAATGAAATCGTCGTTGTAGCCAAGTTTGTAGAAGGTATCGGCGTCCTCGTTCGTAAAAGGCAACGAGCGCCACATTGGGAAGCCTTCTGAGTAGATTGTCGTTTTGAAGTGATCACGAGGCTGCTCGTGGACGTCTTTGATATGGTCGCGTTCTAAAGATTGACACCAGGGCTTGTGAAGATGATCTACGAGTCGCTTGCGTCGTAGAGTGTTCTTGATGAAATAGTAAAGCGAACCGAGCGAATTTGTACGCATCGCTCGGAGCTTCACTTCGTGACTATCCTGCGGGGCGATCAGAATAGGCTCAAATTTTTGAGCCGTATCCATTGTTATCTTTTGTTGAGTACTCGAAGCTCCTCAACAATCTTTTTGCGCTTCTCCCAAACCTCTTCCTCTAGACGATTATTTCCTCCGCCTCGAGTGGGGAGCATAGTATACGCAAGTTCTAGACCAAGTTCGACCTGACGTTTCTTCACGATTACGTGGTCTTTTATGTATTCAAGAAAGGGAATAACTTTCGATCCATTCCAATAGAGCTGATGAGCCGTATGGCCTCCAGGCTTGTCGCCTTTATAAGGCTGCTTAAAGCTATCGATTTTGCAGGCTGGAAACTTCAAGGAAATGATAGCAAGAATTCCAACCTCTTTCTGAGAAATGGAAACGCGAACTAAAATGTTTTTTCTTCCATCAGGAAGTACTCTGTCAATAAAAGTGACACAACCTTCTCCGTCGAAGAATCCGGCAAGCCACTGTGGCGATAGACGAGCAACAAAATCGAGAAGTTGTGCAGACTCTCCTGCTGTGAGGCCTTCTAATTCCTGTTCCATTAAAGAACCTTTCCACTTCCTCGATTTGGAGCTTTCGGCCTTTGAGCCAAGCGTCCTGCTGGTGGCTTAGCAGGACAGGTATAAAAACCTGTCTTCCCGTTTGTCTTCGCGTGTCTAGAACTAAAACCGGGAATAGTCTTAGACGCAAACGAGTCAGTCAGGGGGTACTCAGGCTTGTTCTTTATTCCTATCGACGCTTCGCTTGTTCTCTTCGGTCGGTTCGCCTTGCCGACGTGCATCTTGGGAGTCGCGCTTGGTGAGGTAAAATTTCCGGCCATTAGACTCCTTCACTCTCGAAAGCTGACAGATACGTTGTCATTTCTCGATTCTCTTTGAGAAATTCTAAGAAGACTTTACGAATTCCAGGAGCCATTAGTTCTGCAAAGCTTCCTCGAACGTGGTTGACTTTTTCAACTACGAATGCTGGAATGGGAACCAACTCTCCAAAAATGAGATGGCTCTGTAAGGCGGCTCCAGCTAGACCCAAGCCTATACTCTTTAAGAACGAACGCCGCTTCAATTTACCGACTCCTTCGGCGTCGTGGGAGTAGAATAGGTCGACGCAATGTTGTTCCCTTCAGTGACAG